CTGTTCTGTCAGTTGGAATAACCATAATAACTGCTTTTCTTAAAGCACCTTTACCTATTCCAGATACTGATTCAGAAGTCCAACTCATAGTACAAAGGTCATAACCTCCAATACTAGAATCAGCCAATAAATCTCTTGGAAACTCATTTGGAGGTTCTTTGATGTGATCTCTACTTCCATCAGATGCTACATGGAAATACTCTAGTTGAGATACTTCCTCATAAATACCTGAACCTCTATTAGCTGAAGTAACTTTAGTTACTGGAATTACTCCACCTAAAAGCTCAAAGCTAATTTGTTCAAAATTCTTTCTATCAAGTCTCCAAGGTTGTTTAACTCCAGTTACTTTAATTCCCCACTCTAATCCAGCAGCATTAGCAGCAGTAAATTGAGCTACACCATCATCAAGTAAAGTTATAGTCTCACCTACATAAGGAGCATCCAATACAAGGGCATTGTTTGTAGTATCTACTACAGCAATTTTGTATACTGGAGAGTTAGCTAAAATACCAACTCTGATATAACTACCAGGAGTTAATGCAGTTTCACCTCCACCAGCACCATCAATATCTCCTCCACACTGTACTACTTTAGAGTCTTTCTTAAAAGTAAGAGTAGTAATAGCAGTTGTAATATCTTCATCTCCATCAAGAGCAGCTACTCTATCTACATCAAAATAGTGAGCATTTCTTTTCTTAGAAGTTGCACCTCTAAAACTTACATAAAGACCATTAGCAATCTCTTCTTCTGTAGCAGAAGCATCTGATTTATAAAAGCCTTCAAAAGTTGGGTGAGATTGTCCATCAATAGAACTAACAATAGTAGTTCTTACTACAGCTTTGATTTGGAAAATAGTATCATCAACAGCAGGAATACCACTACCTACAGTACCATTCCAACCAATGTGAGTAACTTGTTCAGTAGCTGCTTTATAGCTATTAAACCTTACTTCTGCTGTATTAGGAATCTTTGGAGTAAAATGTAATTCTCCATTGTTGTCCTTATAAGCTATAATAACTTCAGAGTAGTTAGCTCCATTTCCATCAGCTATTTTAGTATAAGAACCATTACCTTCTACTCCTAAAACTGCTATTTCTTTATTGTTTAGGGTAGTAGGGTCAAAATTTTGGCCTGCCGCAGTTAAAGCTGCTGCACCTCCAATTACAAATGATGTAACTGCTGAGGGATGACCTGTTGCAAATCCTGCCATTTTTCTTAAAAATTTAAGTTATAAAAAAGTTGTATAAACAAATGTAACAAAATATTTATTACCCATTATTTCCTTGTTTTATTTGGGCAAATGTTTGTAGCCTTTGTTCCTTAGAAATTTCTAAAGCTATTAATACTGCTTCATCTATAATTTCATCATGAACAAAGTCAGCTAAATAACAATCTCTTATTTCACTAGGTATTTGACTATAAATTATGTTTTCAGGGTTTTGAATATATTTAATCTTGTAGCTAATGTTTTCAGAAGCTACTCCAGAAAAAACAGGACAAATAAGCTCATGACCTAAAGACTTAGTAGAAACTGCAGTATCAATATTTATATTATAAGCTTGAGACTCAAGTCTAAGAGCTTTTCTACTATTAGCTTGTTTGTACTTATTTCTCTTAGTTTTAATGTACTCATCATGAGTGATAGGATACACATCTATATAAGTACCATTTACTACTACTTCTTCATAAACTACTCTCATTACATTTTCTGGAAGTTTGAATAGTAGAGATGTTGGAATAATTCTTGAAGCAGTATTATCTACAGCTAAAGAATTTAAGTTAATAGGTTCGCCTTTATCTTCAGATTGGTCATTTACATACTCTACCGCAGTAGGGCCTGTAACTATTTTAGATAAAACCTTTCTAGCATACTCATTTTTTTCATAAGCTGAAGCATACCTTTTAACTAGTCTCAACTGAGCCTGGGTAAGAAAATCAGAAATTTCCTCATCTTCATAAGACTTAGTACCAAGACTAGATACTTCATCTAGTCTCAGTCTAAGTAAGTTGTTCATCTCAGTTGCAGTCATTCTACTTATTTGCTACTTTTATTTTAGCTAGTATATCAGCCTTGATTACTTGGTTTGTAGGGTCTTGTAAGAAACTGATTGCAGTTTGCAAATCAGCTTTATCATTTCCTTCAAATGCTAGTAATTGACCATCTACTAGTTTATATCCATCTTTTGGATGCTGAATTATTGCTCCAGCTTCCATTGCATTAAGGATAAAATCCCATCCTTCAAACAATGGACTGTTGTAAGTATTTACAACTTTAGCAGCATCAGCATTAGCTTCTTCTTGAAGTTTACCTAAAATTTTATCATTAGGTAATTTAGGGTCAAGGGTTTTAGCAGTGAGCATCTTATACAAGTTTCTCATTTTACCAACATTACCTTGAATTTCTCCAAGAATCATGAAAGCCTTCATAGTGTAATCTACAGAAGACTTTTTGTTTGATTTTTCAAATTCTTCAGTTTCCATGTAATATCTAACACCAGCAATACTTTTTCTGTTAGGCTGATTGATAGGAGTTACAATTCCTGAATATGATAGAATTAAGAAATCAAGGTATTGAGCTGGGTCATTAAGTCTAAGCTCTATAGGCTTATCTTTAATATCTGCTCCAATCTTTACCTTATACTTTTGTAAATCTGATTTCTCATCAAATGGATTCAGATTTTTACCTAGCTTTCTTTCAAGCCATTTTCTTTCAGCTTCTTGAAGCTCAAATTGATTTCCTTCCCTTTCAAAAATATTATGTAAGGATTTACTCTTATACTGTCTTAACAAAGGAATCTCTGTTGTAGTATTAGGAGCTTGAAAAGAATATAAATGATCTTTTGGGATTAATCCCTGTCTAATGATTGGTGACAATTTAACTGTCACGTTTGGTAAGTGAGCTTCTATTTTTTTAGCTCCTGTACCACTTTCAGGTTTCCATCTGAAATTTTCTTCTACTCTGGGTTTATTACTCATGTTTGTTATTTAAGTTTTTCTCCAATTTCTTAAATAAAGAAGAGAAAAAGGGAGAAATTAATCTCCCTTTATACTCTAAGTCTAATTAAAAAGAAGAGCCATATTTGAATGTAGCAGTTCTACTTGGGTCTTTTACAACTGCAGCTCCACTAGTCATGCAGTATTCAGACCATCCATCAATGTGAGAAGAAGCAGAACCAGTAGCATATCCACTACCTGTCCAAGAGTAAGGGCTTCTAGCACCTTCTACATACCATTTTCTCATTCCCATATTCATAGCTTGAAAAAGCTGAATATTAGGTTCACCTTCAGTAGTACCAATATCAAAAATATCACATCTGTAAGATTCTTCTAGACCATTGTCTGGGTGAATCTTTTTGTTTCTTGATGGGTCAGAATAAAGACCATCTACAGATATATTGAATTTGATGCCATTAGGCCCTTCAAATTCTACAAACTGACCACCATATTTTAATGCAAGATTACTTCCTACAAAGTCTGCATTAGATTGTTGGATTCTATAACTCTCTCTTGAAGGAGTAAATAACTGTGCATTACCTTCTAGAGATTTATGAAATTGATATGCAAATCTTTCTCCACATCTACCAACAAAAGCTCTTTCATCAGTATCTAACTTACCTTCACTCAAATCCATCAATCTAGAGCTAAACTCATCAATATCAAAAGTTGTGTAATAAGTAGTGTTAGCAGTTTCCATTTGCTCTCTAATACCAGCACCAGTTTTAATTTTATAACCAGAATCTCCAGTTACATTAAATGAACCATATTGGCTTCTGTTTGATTTACCAAACATTAAAGCTCTGTTCCATTGCATTCTAAACTCATAATCAATCATCATAGATTGATAATCAGTCCAAAGTAAAATAGGTTTACCATCAGCTTCTTTACCTAAAACAGTTCCCATAAGTTTTCTACCAACCATGTTACCAGGGTTGTGTTGCTCCATTCTAATGTGAGTAAAGCCATTTCTCATAGAAATGTTGCTAGTGTAAACAACTTCTCCACCATGACTAGAAAATTCTTCTTCTACTGGGTGAAAATCACAACTCCAATAAGTACCATTTACCAAATCTTCTGGTGGGATAGATACATCTGGGTCAGAACTATTTAAGATACATTTAGCAATAGCGTAAGTACCATTGTAATAGTAATCTTGAATTAGAAGAGCAAAATCATCAGGGTTACTGCCCACAATTAAATCACCTTTTGAAAAAATATCTTTTTCAAACCTAAGCTCTACTTCAGTACCTCCTTTACCAATTTCAGCAGAAGTTGATTCAGTAATTAAGCTACCATTAAAGTAAGCTTCTTCAAGTTTTACATTTTTAGGTGCATTACCTCTTAATTCCCATACAAAGTCATCTTCATTATCCAACCATTTAGTTGGAAATTTCTTTAGGAAAGTATCAAGGTTATCACCATAGTTGTAAGCTAAAATATCCATAACCATGTTGGATATTTTTTGTGTCTCTTGACCAGACTTCCATAGAGATGCCAAAGAGTTTTTCTTTGTCAACCCTTTCCAGTGGGTAGCATTGGTCATTTGAAATTTAGTGAACTGTGCCATTTATTTACAAGTGTTTAATACGATTTTAAAATGTTTGAAAGTCCTTCTGAGATAATCTCTCCACCTTCTTCTAGGCTATAAGTATTATCATCTACTCTTCCTCCACTTTGACCTCTAGCCAACTCTTCATCTAATTTACTTAGAGCTGATTTTTTAGCCTTAGCTTTTAAAGTTTCAAAACTTTCAAAGTTGTTAGTCAATACAGATAAAGCATGAACTTTTATTCTAAAGTCTGCACTAGTATTGTATTGATGAATAAAATTATTTACAGGAGCACCATTAGCTGCTTTTCCAGTTGGCTCTACCATAGATTTGAATAAGCTATCTTTCTGTTTCTTATTCATTTTAATTCCTGGAATAAACTCATCAGTTTTATTGATAGTTTCTTTCAAGGTATTAACTCTTTTAATTTGAGCTTCTTTAGCATCTTCTGCTTTTTTAGCTTGTTGAGCATTAAAAGCATCTAAAGCTCCTTTGTCCATTTCTTTAAGCTCTTTAAGATACTCTATTGCATCTACTTCATCAGCTCCTGTATCAATAGATCTTTTTACTAAAGCAGCTATTCTTTCTGGAGTAAATTGAGTAGTTCTTTGAAAATACTGAGTAATAAGAGCTTTTCTATCTTCTATTTTATCATCTCCTTTAAGGCTCTCTTCAGTGTACTGATTGTTTATAGCTTCTTGTTTTTTGAAAGCTACAACATCTTCCCATTTAGCTCCATTTCTAAGAGCTTGTACTGCTTTAATAGCGTCATCAGGAAGGTCATTAAGCTCATTAGCTTTTATTTCTTTCTCTATTAAATTAGCAAAATCAGTAGCTGTTTTTAATCCTTTTATTTCTTCCTCTGTAGCATGGGCTAAATAACCTCCCTCCTGCATAGCAGAAGTCAATGTTTGGAGATTTAGAGTAGAAGATGAGTTCCCACCATGCTTAGAAGGAGGAGTTGTTGTATCTTTAGGTTTATTTACTACAGGCTCATCTTCATTTTCTTCATCTCCAATATTAGGGTCTTCACCCCCTGTAAGTAAACTTAAATCAATATCTATTTTATTATCCCCATTAGGAATTATTTTAGGAGGTTTATTTTCCTCATTATTACTGTCCCCAGGCTCTAGGGCAGTAGATGTAATAACCTCTCCCTGGTTATCTACATCAAATATTTCTACATCTCCTTTTAACATACTCTAAAAGATTTATTCTTAACAAAAATAAAGGGACTACTAGTTAAAGTAATCCCTTCTTAATAATTGTATTTTATTGCTAATAATCTTAACTAACTGCTTTTAATTTAGATTGACTAGCTTTATGTTTTGCTTGTCTCTCTTTAGATCTAATATCTTCTTTTCTAATATCCTCATTAGCTTTATTACTTCTTTTATTTTCTCCTAATTCATCCATTTGTACTATAAGCTCTTTAGCTTTTATTTTTAATTCTTCTAAGCTAATAGTCTTTTTATCCTGTAAATCTGCATTTTTAAGTTGAACATCTGCAGTAATTTTAGCATATTCAAGCTTGAGCTTATCCATGTGTTTTTTCATTTCTAAATCCATTTCAGCTTTTTTACTAGCTTGTTCCGCTTCTAACATTTGTTTTTGACTATTAGCTGCTTGTTCTTGTCTTTCTATTTTAGCTTTTTCTAAAGTTCTAGCAGCATTAGAAACAGATGGAGCTGTAAGCATAGTAATCATATCTTGTACATCTACCATATCATTTTGTACTAATGCATGCATATTGTTTTTTAAGAAATCTAAAACTTCAGCATCTTTTTTAGCATTTGAAAAATGTATATCATAATCAGATTCTACAAAATCTCCAGGTTCTATATCATATATTTCAGTATCTCCTGTTTCCGTAACATACTGTTTTTTAATATTATCCTTGTTCTTATAAACAATCTTAGCAGTTTCTAAAAATACTCTAAGTACTTCTTTCTTGATATAATCAGCTATATCAAACCATTTTTCAGTAATATGAGAACTTTGAGTTAAAGCTCTTTCAACATTACCTACTTTTTCAGAAGTAGAAATACTAGCTTCTCTTTGTGGACTAATACCAGCTATCTGTCCTAA